TGGAGGGTCGACTGACTATTAAGTGTATAATGCGGGGCACAAGTAGGTTTAAAAGATGAAACTGCATCTTGCCTAACCAAAAGTTGGAGGTAACCAGAAAATCCTCTCACCCACCCTTTTAAAAGCCCCGAAAGGGGCTTTTTTTATGTAAATAATTATGTGAACTTAATAGTTGTAGCTGATCTAACCACCAATGAAGGGCTATACTTTAGGTACTTAACAATGATGGCAGAGTCAAATGTTGTTGTAGAGACAACCAAACCATTAATTGATTACCATTATAAAAATCTTAAAAGTCTTGGGTTATATGATTATGTAGACGACATGGTTACCCCGGAATGTGACGTACAAGGTATACGAATTGATACAGAACTTAATTATCCCATGACTATACAAACGAAAATGATTCGCGGTACCAATGTCCTACACCTTTTGGAACAAATAAAGCAGTTGAAAAACATATATAAGAAAATATAATCTTATATATGGATAAAGATATTACTAGTGCGCTCGATGCTATTGATAAAGTAAACCCTTTCGCAACTTATTTAGATAATAATACACTTAGCCATGTTGGTGAGTGGATTGATACTGGTTCGTATGTGCTTAATGCAATTATTTCTGGCTCTATTCATGGAGGTATACCTAAGGGCAGAGTAACAATGCTTGCCGGTGAATCAATGACGGGTAAGTCGTTGTTTGTGCAGAAAATTTTAGCTAAAGCTCAACAAGAAGGGTTAACGCCTGTTATTTTTGATACCGAAAATGCTATCGACCCTGAAGGTGCTGAAAGATTAGGGCTTGATATCAGCAAAGTAAAATATGTTCCTTGTACAAGCATTGAACAAGCACGTAATTCACTGTATAAGTTCCTAATGGCAGTTAGAGAGAAAGGACTCGAGGGTAAGTTTATTGTAGCTATCGACTCATTAGCTAATTTACAATCTGAATTGGAACTTTCACGTATGAGTAAAGATAGTACTTCATCAGACATGGGTACAAAAGCACGTGCAATGAAGACATTAATGCAAACTTGTACGAATCTTGGGTCAGTAACTCAAACTACTATTCTTTGTACAAACCATGTTTATGATGATCCTACTGCTCTGTTTCCTTCTATTGAAAAGAATATGCCTGGTGGTAAGTCATGTGTGTATCTTCCATCAGTAACCGTTCAACTAGCTCGTAAGCCAATGAAATCGGATGGCGGTAAGACTGTTGACGGAGAACTTGCTGTAGGTCAGAAAAAATACTCCGGAATTATTATTCGAGCTCTAACTCGAAAGAATCGATTTATCAAACAGTATCTTGAAGGTGAAATCTACCTGTCATTCTCCTCTGGTCTTGATCGTTACTACGGTTTAGTTGATTTAGCTGTAGGTGTTGGTGCTGTTGTACAAACTGGAGCAACTTATCAGCTTGAAGATGGTACTAAACTAGGTTATTATAAAAATTGGCGTAAGGATGAAAAGCTTTGGGAAGAAACGATACTACCTAAAGTTGAAGAGCGCATTAAAAGTGAATGGTCCTACAGTAATAAAGAAGAAGAAGCACCAGAAGAACTTGAATTGGAAGATTTAATTAATGAAGAAGCTAGTACTAACTCTTAGTGGTGGAATGGACTCGTCTGTGCTATTGTATATGGCACAAGATCAAGGCTATGAAGAAATACATACGGTAACCTTTGACTACGGGCAAAGGCATAAACGAGAATTAGCTTGTGTTAAAAAACAAATTGAAAACTTTAACAAGTTGTTTAACGGTTGGTTTAATTTAACAGTAACTAATAAAGTTTTAGACGTTAAGTATATTAAAGATATTGCTCCAACATCATCTCTAACTAATACAGATATTGATAATCCTAATATTAGCGAAATGGCTGGTGATGCGCAACCTGTATCATATGTACCGTTTCGAAACTTAATGTTCTTATCTATTTGCTCTTCGTATGCTGAAAGTGTTGGTGCTGATACTGTTTGGTATGGTGCTGCTCAGGTAGATTCCTTAGCTGGTTACTGGGATGGTAGTGAAGAGTTTGTAGATGTAGTTAATAACGTTACCGATCTTAATAGAGAGAATAGAATTGTAATTGAAGCTCCGTTACTTGAAATGTCTAAAGCTGAAATTATTAAAGAGGGTGCTAGACTCGGTGTTAAGTTTAAAGATACTTGGACTTGTTATTCAGATAGAAAAGATAAACTAGCAGATGCTACAACACCGTCAAGTAGTATGAGAGTTAAGGGGTTTGTAGATGCTGGTCTAAAAGACCCTATCACTTATATCCAACAAGAAAAGCTGGATAAGCTGTACGAAGAAAATAATTGCAAAGAGTGCGCCTAAAGGCCGTAACGTCTAAGCTCTTCTAACTGCCAGTGTGTCTTAGGTTTGTACTTTTCTTTGAAAGATTGAGGTTTAACCTCCGTCTTCTTATTACGCTTGTCTGAAGCTGCTTGCTCTGTAAGATAATTTGCAGTACTAGTCTTATAAGAGTCGAGCATTGGGCTGTAGTTAAAGTCCTCCTCGTCTA